GAGGTCGCCAACGATGACGGTCTGGCGGCCTCGGCCAAGAACGTCGACCGGGCGCTGACCGTAGGCTTCGCTATCATCGACCACGATGTTAGCGACGCCGATAAGGAATTCCGGCTGATGAAGAAGCTGGCCAACGTGGCCAGCAAAACATCCAGGCTCCCCGCCGGCATAGCGGTTGAGAGCGAAGAGGCGGTGTTCAGCCGGCAGCGGGTGTTAGCGGCGATCGGCATGGCGCAGGCGGCGATGGCGCGCAAATACGCCTATACCGACCAGGCGCTCACGGCCATGGATCAGGTGCTCGTGGTCCTGAACGACGAAGCCCACGCCGCCTATGCTGCATGCGACAACACGCTGTTCCTGGAGCTGCGCAAGTATGCCACTCAGTTCGAGCAAATGATGAACGACCTGGCCTACCGGCTGCCTGGTCTGATCATCGTCGATTTCATGGGCGGCGTGCATCCGCTGGTCGCGTCCTACGCGATCTACAAGGACGCCAAGCGGCACCGTGAATTGGAGCAGCGCAACATCGTCGATGCGAATGGAAGAATGAAACCGTTGGTGGCAGGTATTGCACCCACATGAAGCCAGTCGTGATCACGGTCGGCGGTGGCGAGCTGACCACCTGGATCGAGATGACGCTGCTGCGCAAGAAGGACGAACTGACCGGTTCGCTCAGCGTCATCATCTTCGGCGGCAGCGTGCCGCCGGCCCCGATCGTGCGTGAGGCGATGGCCGGAGCCGAGATCCAAGCCTATGTCGGCGGCCAGCTTGCTTTCACCGGCACCGTCGATGCCCGGCAAGGCAAGGCCGATAAGGCCGACGACAAGAAGATGCGCAAGGGCACCGGCATCAAGGCTTATCCGGGCCGTCAGTCGCACCCCAAGGGCTCGACCGAAGGTCACGGCCACGAAATCTCGATCGGGCCGAACGAGTACACCATCCACATCACCGCGCGCGGCAAGACCAAGCGACTGATCGACAGCTCGCATCAGCACCCGACCACCAACATGATGCAGCCGACGACCAAGGAAGCGGTCGAGAAACTGGTCGAGCCGTGGAAGACCCAGCTCGATTGGAAGGGCGAGGTCATCAAGCTCGACAAGATGCGGTTCCGCGACGGCAACCGGGTGGTCGACGAGCTGCACCGGATTGCGATGGAGAATTGCTACTTTATGTATGAGACTCGCGACGGCAAGTTGCGGGTGACCGACGGGGTCGGTTCGGAATCCGGTAGCGGCGATCCTCTGATCCTCGGCCAGAACATCCTGACATTCTCAGCGGAGCAATCGGAAGATGAGGCGAAATCCAAAGTCAAAGTTAAAGGTCAGCGCACCCAAAAGCACAAGTGGGGTAAAAAGGCGCTCGAAAAAACCTTCAAGGAAGTCCAAAACTCTAGCGTCAAGGACTTCGTCCCCCTCACGGTCCAGCACTACGGTGATGCAGACGACAAAACGCTTGAGCGCAGAGCTAGGTTCGAAGCCAACAAGCGCAACGCCACGACCAAGAAAGTCACCGTCGAAGTCTTCCACGTCCAGACGCCCAGCGGCCAGCCCTGGGACATCGGTGACACCCATTACGTCGAGATCCCGCCGGAAGGCATCTTCGACGTTTTCGAATGCACTGAGCTGACCTATCGGGTCAAACACGACAAAGAAATCAAGACCACGCTGGTCCTATCCCCACCGCCGTCAGGCGGCTCCGGGGGCAGCAGCGGTGGCTTCGGCTTGTCCTCATTGTCCTCGAATATGGGGAATGCCCGGCGCAGCCAAGCCGGAGTCACCCTGACTACTGGTCAGTATCCTGATCCCTGGACCGGGCCGCAGCTCACGGAGCTGCCGCTGATGACCCTGGTCGAAGCCGCAGCCAAACCCAAAGAAGAGGAAGAACCACGCAAGCCTGAGCCTCCGCTCGTGCTGCCGCCGTGGTTCGATCGAGAGGATGCTTGAATGTCGTTCACCCGGTTTCGCGAGCGTTCACGCGACGTGCAAGACGGCACGGAGCGGCATATCTTCAGCGAGCAGGAGTACCTCAAAGAGGCCGGGTCGATCGTCAAGGTCAAAGGCACCGACAGCGAGGATCAGGAAGCTTCGGTGCTCAATATCGGCGGCGTCTCCTTCAATCTGAAGAAGGACAGCGACACCGAAGTGTTCCTGTTGGCGTCATCGTCCGACACCACGCTGAAAATGGCGGTGATGACGATTCCCAAGGACAAGCAGCGCCGTTGGGAAGAGGGCTCGGGCGGCGTGCAGCATCCGACCGATGCGGAATTCGCGCTCGATTTTTCCGACAAGCTCGCGCACCTGACCAAGAACAAATTCGCCGTCGGCGAGAAGGGCGAGTTCGAGGTCAAGGGCGAGGAGATGTACATCCGTTCCAAGAAGGTGATCATCGACGGCGAATTGATCGTCAACAAGCAGGTCAAGACCCCGACGATCGCCAAGGGCAACGAAGACCCGCCTAAATTTGAAGGTTCTAAACAAGCGGAACTCAAGGACAAGGGCGAGGGTGGCCAGACTAGCCAGTTCGAGCTGGACTTCGGTTCATGAACCTCGACGATCCCTGCCTCGACCAGCAAATCGGTCGCCGCCGGGTCTTCTGGACCACCCAGGCGCAGGCCTGTGGTGACTACACGCTCTGCGGCTCGCCGTGTGTCATCCCCGGTTTGGAGTACATCGACAAGGACGATCCGTATATCGATCCCGGTATGCTCCCTGCTAGCAGCGGCTATCGCACCATCAAGAACACCGAGTGGCTGCAAAGCCTGATCTTGAACATCCTCAATACCCGCGCGCGGACCGATCTGAAGTGCCCTTCGCCCGCGGCCGTATATGGGCATTGGTCGGAGAGCTACCGCCGCGACAAGCTGCACATCGGCTCCCGGCTATGGAATGCAGCCGATAAAGCCTACGTGCGTATCGCCGACGCGGTGAAGGCCATTCAGACGGCGGTGACCTACGACATGGCCAAGCTCCCAGCGATGGGCGTGGCCGACAAGGTGGATGTCGAGACTTTCTACAAGGGCCGCAACACCGTCGGCATCGTCATCACTGCGACAGTGCGGCAGACCCAGCACGTCCTCAATCTGTCCGGCGCATTCGTCTCGGGATCATGGGTGTGGCAATAGGCAATGGCTTGCACCATTCTGCGTCCCGATCCGCAGGCGCTGTTCGATCAGATCCAGAGCGCGTTCTCGTCGACGGTGTTGGGCGGCGGCAAGGTTATTCCGGAAAGCAACGAGTGGTATGTCGTTAGCAACGATTACGCGGCTGCTGAACAGTTCTACGCCATTGCCGACCAGATGTGGCGGGAGAACAACCCGGAAACCGCGTGCTGCGAAAATCTCTATGCGATGGCGGCCCAGCATGGTGTTTTCCCGGCTCCGGCGGCGCATGCCGAAGGCTACGCGAAACTAACCGGGACACCCGGCTCGCCGATCCCGCCAGCGTTCGAGATTCAGACCAGCAACGGCACCTATGTCTCGGTCGGCAGTGTCCCGCTGACCATGCCATCGGAAGGCACCATCACCATTCGCATCCGGGCGCTGGTGCCGGGTGCCGAAGCGAACGCCAATGGCAACATCACCAGCGGCACCCTGGTGACGCCGGCACCAGGCATCGACCCTGAAGTCATCATCTGCGGCGGTTCGTTCTGCGGCGGTACCGAAGCCGAAGACTGCGAGGCGTTCCGTAAACGCTATCTCGAACGCCTGGCCTATCAGCCGCGCGCGACCCAGGCGTGGATCAAGCAGAAGCTGATGGAATGGCCGTGCGCCACGCGGGTGTGCATCCGCGAGGGCTCCTGCTGCCGTTGCAATGCCGAGTGCAGCGAATGCGGCTGCAAGAACTGCGGCAACCGGATGGAATTCTATGTGCTCTTTGACGATGCTTTTCCTTGCGGCATTCCTCCCCAGCATGTGGTGGACGACATCACCGATTGGATTTTCGGCGACCCGCAGGGATATGGCCTGGGCCAGGTCGAGATCGGCGTCTGCGGCAAAATCTACACACCGATCCCGTTGATGGTGAACGTGATCATCGACATCGAAGGCTGCCCGAGTACCGGGCAAAAACAATTGATCACCGACCAGATCGAGGCGCTGTTCAAGCGCATCTGTCCGTCAATGAAACTATGCGCCAAGCAACTGGAACTAATTATCGCGTCGATCATCGGAGCCGACATTAACGCCGCCGTCCGCTTCGAGATCGTCGGCTATGAGAACGCTGTGCCGCCTTATCCTCGCGCTCTGGCTTACGTTGATCATTGCTGCATTGAGCCAGAATGCGATGTGCTTCCTTGCTTGGATACGATCAGTTTCGTTAATCCAGAAATGACCAAGCCGCCATGCTGATGCCACTGACGCCGGTGCGTGCGAGCGCCGATGGCTGCGTACCGGTTCTCACAATAGATGAGCCGTATTGCTGCCCGCCGCCGCTGTGCGGGAATGACTTGTGCTGCACCTTCGTCAACTTCTTTCAGTTGCTGCCATCCGGTCCCGCCTGGGACTACTGGAAGAACATCGCAATCAGTTACTTCCAGCGGTCATCCGACCCGGCAGAGTGCCCGCTGCTGCACGACCCGGCCTGCCCGTCGCTGGTGCTGCATGCGATCTACTGCGTGCTGAAGCTACGGCATGTCGTTCACAATGCACTGTGGCCAGCGTTCCGTGAGAGCAATCCGAATACCGCGATC